TCAATAGCACCTTGCTTGTCAAACTCTGCTAAGATAGCGTCAAACTCAGCTAAATCAGTAGCAGCGTTAACACCAGTAATACCAGAAGTAACATTACCTCTAGACTCAATAGCAGCGAATAAACCTTCAGTACCAAAAGAGTTACCATTACCGTTGATTAAAAGGTCAGCGCCAGTAGCAGCAGTAGCATCTAATCCAGTAACACCTTCAATCATTGCCATCTCTAAGTAATCAGTAAATCTTGCTCTTGTGTCAGCTTCAGCTTTTAAGTACCATAAGTAACCAGATTGTCCAGCTTCACCTGTAACTTCAACCCAACCAACTCTAGCTGTATCAGAACCTGATACTTCGTAGTAGTCTTTAATAATAATTGGCTTGTTAGTAAAAGATTTAAATCTTGGTTCGTTAGCACCTCTTTGATCAGTGTCAGCAGCAGAAGCATCATGATAATTAGTACCTTTACCAAATTCAGAACCATAAACTAAAATAGTAGTAGCTTGATCTGAGTTTGTAGCAGTAAGAGCAGTAGCTCCGTAAGGTGCTAAAGTACAGTCATCTGTAGATACAGCTGTAACTAAACATCTTGTAACCTGATTTGCATCAGCTACAAGAACAGTGTCATTAACTCTAATACCGTGTCTAACTTCACCGTGACCGTTAGAGATACCTGAGTTATCAGAATCAGCACCGTCAATATCAGCTTGAACTAAAAATGAAGTAGTGTCAGTTAATTTTCCTTTATAAGAAAGGTGTAAACGACCCTGCTCAGACCAAACAACTTGATCAGCAGACATCGCTTCTTCAGCACCTATTTTAGATAAAAAGCCAGAAATAGTTCTTGGTCCGAAAACCTCAGCCTCTTTTTCCATTAGGTCTGGTAGATACTGTTGAGCCCAGTCATTTGCGCCCCCAGTAAAATCTAGGTAATTTGTAGATAGCGTTTGCTGTCTTGCAGCAGGTACACTATTTAAATTACCACCTGGATTTGTAATTGCCATTTTTAAATAGTTTTAAATGTTAAATAAATTATTTTCTTTTCTTAAATTTAAAAGAAGGACTTGGATCATCATTTAACGCTCTAACTTTTAATCCACCTTGCGGCTGCTCACCGTAAGACGATCTTGCTGACATATCAATATTCTTTGATTCAGCAATACTCGTTTTTAAAGCATCAGCTCTACCTTGTTCATAAAAGTGTCGAGCTAAAGCATCAGGATTCATAGCTGCAAATACAGATCTATGATACTCTCTAGCGTCTTTAACAACACCATCATCGCTAATATGCTTATTAACGAAGTTGTTTAAGTCTAGTTGAGTGTCTTTAATCTTATTAACATCTTTGACGTTTACATTAAATACTTTGTCATCAACCTTGTATTCAAAACCTTTGAACTGGTCGTTGAAAACTTCATTAGTTTTCTCTTCAAAATACTTAGAACGTTCTTCAGCTAATTTTTGATTTTCCTCGTTCTCTTTATTGTATCGATTAAAAAAGTCCATAGCCTCTTGATATTCATCACTAACGCTTTGACTAGATTTAATCTCTTCATAATATTTAGACTTTTGCCCGTCTAAGTAGGCTTTGGCCTCGGCAACTTGCTCTTTCAAGGCTATTTTCTTTTTTCTAATTTCTTTTTCCTCATCTACTTCTTCATCATATTTAAATTGATCGTCCATTAAAAAATCAATTTCTTCTCTACTTAAGTGAGGTCTTGTATCTTGATAATACTCGTATAAAGCATCTTGACTATCCATCTCTTCGTAGTTGCGATTAAGTCTAACATAATCTTCAACGCTACCACCAGTATCGTTTACAAAGTCAACTAGCTTTTGAATATTCTCAGGTAATGCCTGTCCTGTTTGTTCAACCTTGTCTAAAGCATTGTTAGCTGCTTCAACAGTGTTGTTTACTTCTTCTTTGATACTTTGTTCGGCAACTTCTTCATTTGTTGCTTCGACGTTTTCTTCGCGTACTTCTTCGCTAGCTCCGGATTCGTCGCGAACAGGTACCTCATCTGTGTTTTGCTCCTGAACGGCATCTTCTAATTCGTTTATTTTGTTCATATCAAGAACAATTGTACCATCATCTTTATAAGATACTGGCGACTCTTGTTCTACTACTTGTTCTTCGGTTGATTCAGTACCTTGTACTTCTTCAACATTTTCGTTTTCTTCCATAATATATTATATAATTAATTAGCGTGGACTAAAAGCCTCTAAGCCAAATCCGCCTCCAAGTATATCATTACCTGATGATTCAAACTTTTTAGGTGGTCCACCTTGTTTTCTTTGCTCTATAAGCTCACTTTGTTGTGATGCTTGTATTCTTGTTCTTTCGTCTTTACGATCTTCTCTTTCTTTTTCAGCTGACTTTTTATTACCTAGCTCTGCTTGTTTTAACTGCATGTTTATTTCAAACTCATGATTCATAAGTTCTTTTTTAACATTAGCTTCAACTAACATTGTTTCACGTTTTAACTCTTCTTGAGCAGTAGCTAAAGATATTTGAGCTTGAGTTATAGCTTGATTCTTTTGCATTTCAGCTTGAGCAGCTACTTGTTGAGCTTGAGCATTAGCATCAGCTTGAGCTTTCATGTTTTCTTGTTGTATCTGCTGATCTTGCTTAACTTTTCTCTCTCTTCTAATTTTTAATAACTGATTAGCTAGTTTTATATTTTTAATTTCTCTTAAATCTATAGCATCAGATAATTCAATTAGCTGTTGATTTAACGCCATCTGTATATTGTTTTCAAGCAATGCTTTCTCTTCCTCATCAGGCGCTAGTTCTAAGAATATACCGAAGTCGTATAAATATAAATCTTGTAAGTCTTCTAATGTACCAACATTGTGAGAGCCTATCGCTTGAATAAACGCGTCTTTTGTAGGTGAATATTCTAATATATCAGATATTCTAAGTGATAAAGATGTACAAACTTCTTTTGTTAAAAACAAACCAGCTTGCAATATATGTCTTGTAGCCGTGTTACTATTAGCTGCAGCTAGTTTTTGTACACCCACTAAAGCTCTTTCAGCTGGCATACTACCATCACGAGCTTCATTTAAACCAGTGACATCTCTTATCATTTGTAAATAATAGTTGTAAGAGTTTATTAAGCTTTGCATTTTATTACCACCAGAGCTAGACTGTATTTCTTGAATAGGTACTTTACCTGGGTTCATCTCACCGTTTTCGTTCATTGATCTACCAATAACCGAACCAGTTTGGAAGAACATGTTTAAAGCTTCTTGTGGATTATAGTTTGTTCCGTTACCTAAATCTATTTCAGCTAAACCATCGGCATCAAGATAAACGCCGTCTGGCACAAGTCTTGACATAACTTGCTGTAGCTTTAAATGTGTTAGCTGAATCATATCAGCAAAACCTATTATTCTTCTAACTAGAGACTCTATATTGCCGTTATATATTCTTGGCGCAACTAAGTGATAGTTCATTTTAACTTTATTGTAATCACTTTTAGGTCTAGTCATGTTTTTAGCCATACCCCACTTTAGTAGTCTATTAGAGCCAAGTATAAAAGCGCCCTCGTATAAACACTCTACTTTTCTTTGTAACTTCATAAAGTTACCTTGTAAATCTTTTGGTGGATTAAAAGTATCGTCTTTTTTAATAGCTTTTTCAGCACCGCTACCAGTTTCTTTCACTTTATAAACATCGTTCATGTAAGTTTTGTAGTTAAAATACAATACTTGAACTTTGTTATTATCTATTTTGTCATTAGTGCTATAACCAAATTTAGTGTTACCAGTATAGCGATTATAGTTTTTAATTATATCTTCTAAATCAGTTTGAGTTAAATTAGGAAACTCTCTAACTAATTCGTTTATAGGAATAGTTTTAACTTCACCAACATAATATATATCATCAAAATATGGTGATTCAGTATACGAGTAAACTAAATTAGCAGGATCTACATAATCAATAGTAACACCTTCAGAGGTATTAAAACCTGTTTTTACACAAGCCATACCTAACACTGTAAGATCGTAGAAGTATCTTTTCTTTATAAGCTCGTAATCATTACCTTCCATTAAAACTTTTAAAGCTTGTTCTTCTGCTATCTCTACAGCTTGCTTATATGTTAACTGCATGTGCAGTTGTAATTCTTCTAATGTTTCAGGTAGTTGCTCAGGTGGATTATCCATAACGTTAACATTAAACGTAGCATTAACGTAGCTAGCAAAATCTTTGGTATCCATGTCTGCTAGTATAGATTCCATATAGTCTGTTCTTTTATCTACACCGTATGGATCTTGTGAATATGCTTTTATATCATAACTACGGTTAGCCATACCGTTAACCACTATGTCAACAAACTTAGGTATAATAGGTACTGGCTTCCAGTCTAGATTTAAATAAGATAAATCACCATTAATAGATAATTCATCTTTGTATTTTTGTATTGGCTGTTCTCCTCTAGCGTAAAGTCTTAGTTTGTGAAACTCTGATCTATTATTTATATATCTATTACTATGACCATATCTATCTTTAAACCACTCATGTTCTATAGCCTTAGCTACTTTGAGTCCATATTCTAGACTCATTTTCTCAAGATCACTTACTACTTGAGAAGGAAAATAATTTTTTATAACTGACTCAGCCATATTAATTTTTTATTATTGTAGACATATAACCATCTTGTTTATATCTAGC